CACATACACCAGCAGTACAAGCTAATTCTTGTGACGACGTAGTATTGTCATCGAACTCTTCATACTTGCTGTAGTCAATGTCTGGCATCATAGCCGCTAGTTCAGCGTACTTATCCTTATCAATCTCTTCGTAAGGAGCTTGAACATAACTGTGGGAATCGTCTTCTTTAGGTAAGAAAGCAATACCACATACTTCATCCCAATTTTTAAATACCCACTGACCTACATCCATCCACTCGTCTTCTCCAACGTAGATTGTAACTGATGGGTTGTGATCAGTCCAGTGTGTCCGATATTTAAGCCATAGATCAAGATGATCAAGAGCAGAGATATCATGACGGGACATTGCCCCTTTATCTGAAGCAATAGGAAAAGAGAACACATAGTTCTGTTTGTTATAGACATCGATCTCATAAGGCATACCACTGTCGATCATCCACTTAGCTAGTGGATCAGTAACGTCAGCACGAACCCGTCTGATGTAGTGATGAGCATAACGTGGATGAATACCACTACCGCTGTTAACTAACTGAGAAACAGTACCAGAAGGTTTAACAGTTGTGATGGCAGCTGAAGGGGGAATGCCTAAAGCTAAAGCAATATCTTCGTTTACCTCCCTACAGAATGACCGTAGTTCACTAAGAAAAGAAGGATCAGGATCATACGTTAGTTTGTTATCGTAAATGCCTGTAAGAGATACGCCCAATAGACGTTCTTCTTCACTGTTGTCTTTCCATTTCTTAGACAAGTATTTAAAATCAGTTAGTGCAGATTGGAACGTACCAATGATAGCTGCAATACGTACCTTCTCTTTGATAGTCTTCTTAGTGTCATGCGGTCTAACTACAACCTCACTAAGGTTACAGAACTGTTTAGAGCGTAGTGAAATCTCTCCACATGGATTAGTACCAAAGTCGTACTCTGTCTTCCTGTTGATCTCAGCCGCTTTGTTTACAGCTGCTTCTCTATTGAAAATGCCACGTTCACCACTCTTAGATTCATACAATGAAGTCCATTCACGAAGGAATGTTCCCATGTCTGGTTTACTAGTAAAAGCAATTGAGTTATTAGCATAACTACGATTTACATTTTCATTAAACCAACTGCCCATCTTAGCATGACGCATCCTGTCATCACTTAGATTAGACAGTGAGATCATAGCTGATCGACGTACACCACCTACAACTACAGCGGCTGCAACAGCACACATAACATCGTGACACTCTAAGCTTGAAAGCTTACGTCCAGCTGCCTTATAAAAAGTAGAGGTAACAAAACGAAACAAGTTATCCAATGGGTCAGGTCCACTAGCACGTCCACCAAATGTCTTTAGACGGCTACCAGCTGGTCTGATCTTACTTAAATCCCATGTAGGATGTTCACCTGCATATAGTCTAGCTATTAATTGACGTAGACCTTTAGCCCACCCTTCCTTACTGTCAGCAACTACAATAGTTTCTTCAGTACGTTGAATGGTAGGAACTTCAGGCATCTTCTCAACTGCATTACGCTCAACGCTAAAGCCTACACCAGTACCACACATTAAGATCATAAGTGCTTCATCAAAACATTTAGGATCGTCAACAGATAGATAGCTACAGTTATATGCAGCAATGTGATTACGATCTAAAGCTTCTCCTGCCGCCATCATGGTACGCATGGAGGGCATAACTTCTTTATCTTCAATAGCCTTCTTAACATAAGGCATCTGACATAGCAGCGGGAACTTATCAGTCATATAATCCCACCAACGATCAACAGTGTCCTGATATGTCTCTCGACGTGATGCTTCAGGAATAAAACGAGCGTATCTAGATATGTGAATAAAGTCTTCGTAGTTGGTTGTCATAGTATCTCCTTTAATTATACTAAGATTGAAAGATCGGGTTCTTTATAGTTTTTCCCTTTTAAAACTTTGCCTTCTTCATTGTAGATCGGATTACCTTCATCATCTAGCTTAGACATGTTACTGTCATGCACTCTATTAAATGCAGCATCAAATACATGAGTAGGTAAATCTTTAAGAGCTACGATAGTTCCACTTAATACATATTGTAGATCACATAACTCTTTAAGTAAATGCCCCCAGTGATCGGCTGAAGGTCTTTTATGAAATATTAATTCAGTTGAGATCGCATCTATTGCTTGCACAACTTCTTGTGTCTCTTCTTCAATTAGTTTAGCTCTTAAATTTAAAAGAGAGACACGCGCTTGACTATTGATATCAAGTTTAAAAGATTTGTGAAACTCTTCAACTTTCTCTTCTCGTGTTCTACTTCTCATCATTACTTCCTGTTTCCTTCCAAGCTAAAAATATAAGACAACAGATAGCATGTATCAATGGATGCTTACCTGTGTCAGGGTCTTCTGTCTGTCCACTACGCCACTCATCAATGTGTCGCATGAGTGCATCGTAGTATCTGTCCCAATCATCACACTTCTTCCAATTATCTCCACCGTACTTAGTAGCTCCAAAATCTAATACAGAAGCTACATCACGAATAACAGATAAAGGTAGAAATCTCCAGCGTACTTTATCTGCATCTGATTTAGTAAACTTTACGTCATCTGATAAACTCATATTATACACCCTTTCTAGCTATGCGTCAATAATGCATTGATCCTTTTTCGGATAAACTTAACTTCTTTAGTTTCAATTATCTTGTAAGCGAATGATCTTGTATAAGATGGATCGACACCAGCTAAATCACATACAGTCTCGAAGTCTTTAGATGTAACTCCTATGCTTGCTGTAAACCATGCTTTGGCTGATCGTCTATCTAATTCAGATTGTTCAGGCTCTCCCTGATAGTATGGTTTAGTTGCGTCTAATACTGCTTGTAAGATTACAGCTAGAAACAATACTTTTTCTGGAGAAGATGATTCAGCACTTGAAGAAACAAAGTCATCAAGTATTAAGGATATATTTGTGTCTGTCATTTTCTAAACCATTCTTTCGGTAAGCCATCTGCAAGCTTACAGTATTTGTATTCATGTTTTATACACCAGTCAGCATACGTTGATTTCGATCCCTTATATAGTTTTGCATTTGGATTGTCGAATATAAATCTAATGTCTACTTCAGGATATGTTTTTTTAATACGTAAATGTTTAGCTCTATCAGAAGAGACAAACCTGCCTTTAACTTCAATATAGAAACCGTATTCTTCTAATTGAAAGTCAGGCAGGTAAGTCTTCTCTACGATGTAAGAAAAAGTATGTGGTTCATATAAGTATTCAATCTTACGCTTCTCTAAAAGATTAGCGCACTTAACTTCTGAACCACTCCGGTACTTGTTCGTACTCTTCTTATTCTTTTTTCTTTTAGCCATTATGCGACTAATAAATTAATATCTTTTAATTGATCAATACGAACTGAGTAAGTGTCAGACTTGTACGTAAATTTATTAGGAGATGTTGGATCGGAATCTCCTTTCTTAAAGAATCTTGCAAGATCAAAGAACTCTTGCTTTGGTAGATAGCCTAATACCCACCCTTTAGTTAAGTCTCTTGTGATCCTTACAAAGACATAGTTATCGCACTTCTGCTTAGTATTGTGTCCACTGACGCTACAATCGTAATGGGGCAATGGCACTGCAGAAGTTGATTTAGTTTTAACATCCATTGTTTGCCCAGTAGACTTAACTGTAAAGTCAAACTCATAATTAAACTCGCCTTTCACTTTAGATTTACCTACAACATCTCTAATTACTTCTTCACCTACGCAGCCAGTTAAGATACCAGCCCCTTTAGTGATAGAGTTTTTAAGTGTCGATGGCATTTCAGATGCCCGTTTTCTTGCACGGTCAATAGCTTTTACTGCAATATCAACTTCAATCATGTTATTTCCTGTACGTTAGGTGTTTTATAAACTTTAGTAAAATATCTCGAACCTTTTGAATACTTAAAAGTACGCAGTCCTTTCCCATCATTACTATCACTCCAACAAGAATGCTTATAAGAACACCAAACACAACTAATGGGGAGAACACGATTGCCGCTAACACCATCAGGCTCATCAGAATAGCAACGAGCAGGTGGAGATTTTGCATCTACTAATCCTTTCAATTCTTTAATTCGATCTGTGGCATTGATCATATCCATACTATCAATATGAAGTAAATGTAAGTCAGCATTTTCTTTATTTAAAACTAAAAAGGCTCCAGCATCTTCGCCCTGTCCTTCAGTGTATGCTGATAACTGTGCGATATATCCAAAAGGATCATTACCATTTGTGATTGAGTTATCTTTAAACTTTCTAAAGCCGAATGAACTAGCAGATTTAATATCTGTAATTACATTATCAATCCTACAATCTTGATGACCTACGACGCCTTCAATTGTAACTGTCTTTTGTTCATCAGTGATAGTATGTCCAGCTAATTTAATTAATAACAACAGAAGTTCTTCAACAAGATCACCATACATAAACTTTAGACGATCCTGTCCAGTAAGAGGCTTCTTATCATAGTTTTGTAAGCCGTACCATACTTTTCTA